TATCTGTAGATACAATCGTTGCGTTTGCTGACTGGTTTCCTAATTTATCAACTGCTTTTATTAAATACGAACCTGTTTTCAAAGGTACTGTTATTGAGGTTGCTGGTCGTCCAATCCTTGCTACCAAATCAAAACTGTTATTATAAGTTGGGTTTGATAAGTCAGTAGAAAATCTTAGGGTATAAAAATCTAGGTCTAAATCAGGTATTGCAGTCCAACCTAAAATTGCTTGATCTCCAATAACATTTATTCCAAAATTTGTTACATCAGAGGGAACAGCAGTTTGACCTACTATTTTTCTTGTTGCTGATACAAAAGTTGATGAAACTCCTAAACTGTTTATCGCTTTAGCTCTTACTTGATAAGTTGCTCCATCAATCACATTTAAAAATTGATAGTTTAACGCACTTCCTCTACCAATAGTCCTAAAATTATCTGTTACTGCGTTTCCACTTGGATCAAGTGTCTGTTTTGCTTCTACTTGATATTCGTCAGCAAATTTATCTGTTGATGCACCAACTGTTACCAATAATCTTGTTAAAACACCTCCATCATTGTACTCTACCATCTCGTCATCAAGACTTACACTTGCTGGAGCGGCAACAGAAAACGGATTAGGTAATGTTGTATCAGGTATAGTCGGAACATTTTGCTGAGTTCCAAAAGTATAATAGCTGTCCTGATGTTCAACTAATTGTAATGCAACTGTACAAGATTTCTGTAATGTCATTCCAACAACTCTAAATGGTTTTGCACTAAAAGCTGGAGTGGCATGAGTTATGTTCACTATGTCTCCAATTGCTAAATCCATAGCTGTTGCATCAGCAGTCAAACTTACATTTAGAGCAGACCTCGATCTTCTTAAAATTACTTCAGCCATCTCCTGTGCTTGAAATGGACTTGTAATAGTTGGAAAATTAAATTTCTTTTCTAACAAAATACCACCATCAGCAGTTTTCATTGTTGCGTGTTGATCTGCACTTGCTAACCCTGTTTCATCAACTGGAGGAAACTGAGCTTCGTCTGATTGATAATTCTTATTTGGATTAATAAAATTCACAATAACTCTATTGTATCTTGAACTTTTTTCAGTACTAGAAACTGATATTCCACCGATAATATTATCTTCAGTTAAAGTTATTGATGCTGAACCTGTTGTTTCAACTAATACCTTATACTTACCAGCAGTATAATTTAAAAATGACCTTGATCCCGCAATAAGTTCTTGAACTAAATTTATTGATTTTTTTGATGTATCTAAAACTGCATGAGAATCTAAAAGATCAATCTGACTTGCTCCGCTAAATGGAGTTATATTTGTATCTAAGACATCACCAGCAGTTTGAAAATCAGCAAAATTAGAATCAAAAAAACTATTAGCAATACCCATACCAAAACGATCATTTCTTAAATAATCTAGTAATTGATAAATCGGATTATCAGAATATTCCCAAGTCGAAGAAGTATCTTCTCTGTGCGATCCACTTCCTCCTGTTTTAGTTCCATCAAGATTTGGATTATATATTTTTCTACCTTTTACTAATGCTTGTACCTTTGGTATTCTTGTATAAGCATCTCTATTCCATTTAAATTTTAAAGCAATATAAGCTAAACCTCTTAATCTATGATTACTTGTCCAACTTGTTAAAGGAGTCAATAAAGCAGATGCCGCCTGATCGTCTGTACCATAATGGCATCTTACAGTAACCAAACTTTCAGCAGAGGAGGTATCGTCTGCTGGATCAGCTTTGTAGAAATTACTATCACTTGCCGCAACTGTTCTCTCTGTGTTATCGCTTAAAGCACCAGTAAATGTAACTTCATTCTCGTTAATAAATATTTTTTCAACACTTGCAATTTCACCTTCACCTAATACTAATGCCATGTATAAAAATTCATTGTCTGTTCCACTTGACTCTAAAAATACAATGTTACCGCCTACTTTTCTTGTTCCATAAATAACTGGAATGTGTGCATTTGCATTTCTTTTATTGACGAGTATTCCTCTAGCTTCAAGATCGGCAATCTGTTCAGAGTAATCAGGAATATCAGGTATATCAATAAGCCAACTGATAACTTCTTCAGCTACATCTCCTACAAAATCAATTCCTTCTTCTATAATATCTCCGCCAAAGTCTATAAGGTCTTCTGCTATATCGCCAATACCACCAACTATATCGCCTACTGCATCAGCCGCACTTTCAGCAAAATCTTTAGCTTCTTCTAAAGGATTCCAACCTCCCATAATTACACTCCATATCCATATCTTATGCCAAGTTTTCTAAAATTTAATTTTTCATAAAACTTATCTTTTTTTTCAATATCTTTTGCATCAAATGTGCCTACAACCAATGGAACTGCCTTTTCATTAGCAATTTTATTTAATTGTTTAAGCAAAGCTGAAGCATTCTGATAACTTCTGTGTTTTTTATCTACAAAGAAAAAAGCATCAGCCATATAAAAATTTTCAGAGAACCACCATTTTGCCATGACCCCGCCAATAGCACCTACAATTTTTTTATTAGTAATTAAAATTATGCAATGACCATTATTAATAATAGGTTGCATAAACCTTAACATAATATTTTTGTTATATGGTGGATAAAAAGTACTAGCTTCATCGTGCATACCAATAATTAATTCTAATACTTCTGATAAATCTTCTTTTTTTGCAATTTCAATTTTATACTTAGCCACTACTGTTTACCCCATTCAATATCTTGAACAGAAATAGCTGAAAACTCCATACCTTCATCAGATGAAAAAAATCTTCTTTGAGAATTATCTGATGTTGTCCTACCGCCGACTTTTTCAAATGCTCCCCAATGAGAAGTAACACTTAGTCCAACTGTCGATGTAGTAGAACTATCAGTTACAGTTACCCCATCAATAGTTCCAAAATATAATAAAAAGGGATCAGCGATCAAAGAATTACTGCTATTTAAAAAACCACGATATATTTCAACTGTATCACCAATGACATTGTTGTTTAAAACAACAGATACATTTGATTGTTCTACTCCTGAAAGCACAATCCTCAAAGTATTTTTTATAGGTTTTGTAGCTTCATTGACTTGACCAATGCTTAACAAATGTCCAGATGCAGTATATGTAACTGAACTTCCGCTCACACTTGAAGTTAAATCATGTGTGCAGTTTGTTATATTTATTGGTGTTGGAAATCCAATACTAACTAAGTAAATAGGTCTAATCTTTTGTGTTGCTAACTCGTTTTTAACAGCAGTCGTTAATCCTCTAGCCATGTTAAATGCTTTCTACAACATCAAATTCATAAGTGAATAAAATATTACCATCTTGATCTATTGAGTTTGATGGAAACTCCTGAACATCACTTTTAAGATGTACTGTAAAAGCAACATCATCATAAGTTACACTTTCGTTATCTGATAAAGCTGTTGTTAATGGTGGCTCAATCGTTACAGTTGCCGCATTGCTTGAGGAAGTAACATCTTCAACAACCATGTAAACTTTTGAATGAGCAAATTTTATGAAATCTCCAGCTTTAAATCTACCAGCACCATCAGCCGCAAATGCGTCCATAGCAATTGTAGTATCACCAACAGCATGAACTCCGTTTACTAATACTGTTCCTGTTTCATTCCCTTGAGCATTTAAAAAACTAGGGAATGTAACTGTGAAATCCTCTAATCTGCTTCTTTGTTTTATTAAGAATGCTTGTACAGCCGCAAAGTCAGACCTTCCTATATTTGGATATGAGCAAGTAAAACTCCATCTTTGACCATCAATTTGCCTTCTAAATGTTTTACCTGATGCAGTCCTTGAAAATTGAGTTCTTTGAGTGCTTTTGATATTGATTGCTTCAAAACCATTATTAGGTAATGCTCCACTCATACTAAGTTTCTCCTACCTCTTTCATTCACAGCCTGATTTATCATATTTACTATCATTCCTCTGCTGTTTACTAATAATTCATTAAATCCTTTAGCACTAACAGTATTTATATTGAAAGTGACATTTGTTGCTCCCATCGCTCCGCCTAACTGATGATTGGGTGTAACTGTACCAGCCGTAGCTGGTGTAAATAACTCTGCACCCTTTTCACCAACAAGGAATGGTTGATTTGCTTGTCTAACTCCACCAAATTGTGCTGGTGGTTGTTGTGATCTAATATTAGCAACTTGAGCAAGTCCAGTAGCCACAGTCAATGCCGCAACAGCAAAACTGAATGGAGGAGGTAAAGTTGCAAGTGCTTTCGATGCACCAGCATAAGTATTCATTATTGCCTCTCCAATCTGTACCGCTTGTTGCAGTCTAAACATTTTTTTCGATCTTTTTGCACCTTCGGCGGCAAATGCTTTTAATGCCCTACCAGTTTCTTCAAGTCCCTCTTTTCTTGATCGTACACCCTCTGCTTCAACTTTGTGTGCTTCCCTTGAAGCCGCTTTCTGATCCATGAACCCTTGTTCAACTTCTTGTTGAGCAAATGTAAGTGCCTCAATGCTTGATATTGCATCATTTATTGCTAAACCCATCTCCTGATATGGTTTTGACAATGTATGTTTTTGTAATAAATCTTCGTATGTGTCTTTTAAAACTAAAGTACCTTCATCAAGTTCTTCAGTAGATTCTTTTAAAACTCCATAACCTTCAGAAATTCTTTGTATTTGATCTTGATATTGTTGTTGAACTGGTATTGTTTCAGAAAATATATTAGCTAATCCTCCTAAATCATTTATCAATTCTTGAACAACCGCACCAAATATTTTGTGCTGATTTGTGGCTATTGCAAAAAACTCGTTAAATGTATCGTTTCCACCAACCTTATCAAGTGATCTTGCTAATAATGCAAGGCTTTGATTAATAAAATTAATTACTGTTACTGCATTTGATAAACTTTGTGCTAAATCCTCACCAATGCTTTCACCAAATCGTTCAATGGTTGCTTCATTTCTTTCAAGTGCATCATTTAAATCACCAAATTGTAATTTTAGTTCCTCAAAAAATGATTTGTTTACTGATTGTTGAAATTTAAAGAACTTGTCGTTAATCATCGACAGAGTTCCCTCAAGAGTTTGTGCTAAATCATCTGTAGCATTAGCAAACCTTCCTTGACCTGAAAATACTTCTTCAAATCTTTCAACTGTTTGCTCAATTGAAACTTTTGCACCTTGTTCAAAGCCAAGTAAAGCTCTTACACCTTTTTCTCTAAAAACATCTGCGGCGGCAATACCACCACTAAAAGCTCTTTGTATTTGACTTGCTGTAGTTAAAAAATCTAAGCCAGTTACAGCCGCAACATTTCCTGTAATTTCTAGTATTCTTGATAAATCATTTGCATCTTTTGATACAACAGCAAGATTTCCAGAAGCCGCCGCTATTTCTTCTAAACTAAATGGAACTTTTGCGGCAAAATCAGCTAAATTATCAAATGCTTTTGTACCCTCTTCAGCAGTTCCAAATAAAAATTTAAATCTTACTTGTAAACTTTCTACTTCTTTACCAACTCTAACTAAATTTGATATGACCCTTCCAGCACCAATTGAGGCTAAAGCCGCACTTGCCGCTAATGCGGCTGTTTTGATGCCGCCTAAACCCTTTTTAGATTGTTCAACTGCTCTTTTGGTCTTATCTCTTGCGACTATATCTATATTAACTTTTTTTGTCATTTATCTCCTAGATTTGGCTTTCATTCGAGCAACATTTGCCTGATGCTGTTCATGTTTTCTTTTATCTTCTAAAAATATTATCCAAGTCATAAATTCCTCAACTGAGAACTCCATAACTTTATGTATAGGTAATTTAAGATAATCAGCCAACTGAACTATCGTGTTGTAGTCGTGGTCGTTATCTATTTTTTTTTAATGTCTTTTTTTGTAGGTGTTTGCATCAACCAAGTAGCCGCCTCTGATAAAACATCGGGATCAGCTTTCTTCATCAATGCCATTTTATGTTCAAGTGTAAATAAATTCTTGCCTTGTTCATCTAGTGCAAGTTCTATAAGTGCGTATGCCAAACCCTCAATTGGATCAAGTTCCATTTTTTTAAATAACCGACCTTTCTTTTCAAGATTGATAGGCTCTTTATAAAAAGTTAAATCCCATTCCTCAAAGTATTTGCTTTCGCCTTTACTTAATGAGTTGTAATGATCCTTGATCTTGTCGATTGCAGACATACGCAATTATTAAATTATTTACTAATTATTGTCAAATTATACTGTTGTTCTAGTTATTCCGCCAGTTCCTTGAACAGATATAGATTGTCTAATCGTATCGTCCATAGTTACTGATGTTGAGTTTCCAGTTACAATACAAGCTCCTTGCAGTACAAAATCGCCACTATCGTTACCCTCTGGGTGTAAAAATATGTTTACTGATGCACCTTCAATGAGAACTCTTTGACCATTTGTATCTGTTTCGTCAAAATGACACTCAATAGTTGCTGTAAATGTTGATCTACTTGCAACAAATGATTTTGCTGAATTTGCTAGTGCAGTTGTTTCAATTACATCAGCAGTCGTCTCAAGAGTAAATCCTGTTACTTCTGCTACTGTGTTTCCGCCAACCTTTACTAGACCAGCACTTCCTGTATGTACAGCCATTATTCTTCTCCTTCGTCTGTGTTAAATG